TAACTTCCTTGCGTGATAAATATGTCACCTGCTTAGAAGCTATTGCGGTGGCGGGTAGCTCGTATTCGATAGCGGGACGCTCTTTTTCGAGGGCGAACCTCGGGGAAGTTTCGTCCACCATCGCAGAATTAACGCTTGCTATTGACTCGGTGAATGGCACAAGGATTCGCACAACCTACGCAAAATTTGGCCCGTGAAGAAAATATCCCTTAACCTAATCGACCGAGCCGTAGCCTTGGTCAACCCACAAGCGGGAGTTCAGAGGGCGATTGCAAGGGCAAAGCTGACCCATTTCGATTACGATGCGACTAAGTACAATCGGGAACGCAAAGGCCCAAGCGTTTTGCAGGGTGCGGAAAGTTATCGAACTGGATATGATCGTATTGAATTGATGAGACGGAGCAGGGACTTGGCCGAGAATGTTGGGTTGGTTCGATCTATCCTAATGAAATTTGCCTCGCACACGGCGGCCAATGTTTCCTACCAAGCCCGAACAAGCGAGCCAGCGGTCAATACAGATGTGGAGGCGTTCTGGTCTGAATGGTGGGACAACTGCGACATCTCAACTAGGCATACTGGTTCAACCCTTATGCAAGTTGCGGTGATGTCGATGCTCCGAGATGGTGACTTTCTATTCCTTTTAATCAGAGACAATAATGGCGATCTAAAATTACAAGGCATCGAAGCAGATCGTCTCGGCAACCCATTTCAAGTTTATACCTCTAGCGAGCTAATTGGTGGCATCCATATAGATCAAGAAACTGGTGCTCCTACTGCCTACGATATTTTTGCACGATCAATCGGCAACGCCTACACCTTCCAGCAAAAGGTAAGCGCAAGCCAAGCGTTCCATCTATACGACCCACTCCGCATCGACCAGTACAGGGGCATCTCTGCTTTTCATACCGCAATTAACGATGCACAGGACATATACGATATAATTAATTTCGAAAAACTTTCCGCAAAAGTAGCGAGTTCGCAGAGTGCTATCGTTCTCAGAAACAACAACAACGCTTCCGACTTGAGCGATCTGACCGCCGATACCAATTTCGACAACCAAGCAATCAAGCTAGAGACAATGGAATCGGGCAAGGTCAGTTATCTTGAACCGGGAGAAACGATTCAGTTCCCCGATGGCCCAAACAGACCAAGCGGAGCGTTTGCAGAATTTCACAAGATTCTACTACGCAACATTTGCTTAGGCGTGGGCATCCCTTATAGCTTCGCCGTTGACCCTTCCGCTATGAGTGGCCCGACCGCTCGCCTAGAAATGCAACAAGCGGGGCGAACTTTCCGCAGATACCAGAAGCTACTCGATGACAAAATTCTCAAGCCAATTAAGAACATTGTAATCGCCGATGCAGTTGCGAGGGGGCTTATCGAAAACAACGCTGGAAGCAGAACGACCAAGGGCATCTTTAATTTCGGGGCGAATGTCTCTATTGATTTAGGGAGAGAATCAGCCTCAGCCATCTCAGAGTTCAAGACAGGACTCCGAACCGCCGCCGACATCTACGCCGAGCGTGGTCAAGACTTCGAGAGCGCAATGAGGCAGAGGGCTATTGAGGCCAAGCTGATTAAGGACTTAGCAGAAAAGTATGGAGTAGCCCCAGAAACAATTTCCGATATTGTGCCACCTGCACCCCCTCAGCCACAATTTCCCGCACCCACACCCAAGCCAGTAGCACCCACAAAAGACGAACCAGAAGAAGATGAGGATGAGGATGGTGACCAGAAGCCAATTCCAGAAGACCCGATTGAACCATCTTCCGAAGAGCTAGAAGTTAAAAAAAAAGATATTGAAGAAGCCCTTGCAAGCCTAGACCCAGCATCAATAAAGATGCTCATCCAAGGAATGATGGGCGGGATTGAGTTGGGGAAATACGATGGGATAGATTTTACCCCACCACAAGGGGCTAGGGATGCCGCCAAAAGAGCCTTGGAAGTGCGGGAGACAAAGCCACCCAGCCAACGAGGAATGACCCCGGTGGGCATCGCTAGGGCTAGGGATTTACAGAATGGTGTGAAGCTATCGCCCGATACAGTTCGGAGAATGTTGAGCTTCTTGGCTCGTCACGAAGTGGACAAGAAAGGCTCGACCTTTGGGGAGCAAGGGAAGGGCTGGCAAGCGTGGAACGGATGGGGTGGTGATGCTGGATATTCTTGGGCGAAGAAAGTAGTTGGGCAGATGGAGGCGAGGGATACCAAAGAACTAGCCGAACCAGCCTCTTGCCCAATCGCCACGCAAGATGTTAAGACGAACCTAGCCAATAGACAGACAGCAGTGGACGATGCGAACTATGGGCCAGCCAATCCGAACGAACCCAACGAGGACTACTGGAAAGCCAAGGCAGACGAATTTCAAGGGGATATACCCACGGCAAAGAAGATGCTTTGCGGAAATTGTGCGGCCTTTAACCAAACCAGCAAGCTCCTCGGATGCATCAAGAAGGGGATTGGCGAGGACGCAAACGAAGTAGCGGTGGGTGGCGATCTAGGCTACTGCGAGATTTTTGATTTCAAGTGTGCATCGAAAAGAACTTGTGATGCGTGGATTGTGGGTGGCCCGATCACAGATAAGAAAGAAGAACTAGCCCGACCACTAGCTCAAACCCCCGCCCCTCCCAAAGAACGAATCAAAGGCTCGAAGGAGAACCCGAAGGGAACGGCAAGCACCCGGAGCAAGGCTGGGGATATTGAGATTTCAGAGCAGAACGAAGAAGCCTTGAAGAACAAGATTGCCGAGTTCAAGAAAGATCACCCCAAGAAAAACGCTCCTAGCCTTGGGGCATTGAAGAAAGTATTCCGAAGGGGAGCAGGGGCGTTCTCCACTAGCTTCCGACCCACTATCAGCGGGGGCAAGCCCAACTCAAGGAACGCTTGGGCGATGGCTAGGGTGAACAAGTTCTTGAAGATGGCGGGTGGCGGTGAAGTCAAGAAGTCATATCGGGAAGCAGACGGCGATCTTCTTTGACATAAGCTAGGCAGTTATGCCCCTACCCATCCCTACAAATGACGAATCCGAAAAGGATTTCGTTGCCCGATTTATGGCCGATGAAGATATGATTTCTGAATATCCAGACGAAAGCCAGCGGTCAGCGGTTGCCTACTCCACCTATGCCGATGATGAAACCGAAATGGCATCAGTCTCCATCCTTGAAGTTGGGGAAGCCAAAGGCCACGATCTTTTTGTAGATGCGGTTAGCCTAAGCAAAGCCCTAGACCTAATGAAGCTGGCAAAGAACGGAACGAAGGTAAAGATGAACCACGGCTCGGGACTTGATTCGGTTGTTGGGTTTGCAAGGAATCCCCGAATTGAGAACAACAAGCTAGTGGCTGATCTTCGCCTACTAAAAAGCTCCCCCCATTACGATCTTATCAAAGAGATGGCCAGCGAAGCCCCCGACCAGTTCGGCGTTTCCCTAGCCTTTGTGAACGAGAGCGAGACCATTGATGGCAAGGACTACATCAGACCCCAGAGCATTGCATCGGCTGATCTTGTCTCCTCGCCAGCGGCCACTAATGGACTCTTTGAGGAAATGGTTAAGTTTATGGAAAAGCTGGGCTATGTTAGCGGAGGGGGAACAATCCCAGCGGTAGCCAAAGAAGCAGTAGTGGAAGCACCACTTGACAAAAAGGATAAAACTAATATGGACGAAAAATATATGAAAGATATCGAGGACATCAAAGTCCGCTTAGGGGCTATCGAAGCCGCTATGAAACCCAAGGAAGAAATGCAAAAAGAGGAGATGGCCGAACATACCTCTGAGAAACCCACCGAGGAAAAGACCGAGGACAAGAAGGACGAGACTAAGGAAGAGATGAGCGAAGTCGTGAAGAAAGTTCTGACCGAGTTCGGCATCAAGCCCATTCCCGCCTCGCCCTCCATCGAAGTTCCTTCCGAGAAAAAGGAAGAACCCAAGAATTTTGAAGCTCTCGTGGCCGCCCATAGCGACTACGGAACAAGCAAGCTCAAGGCCATGAAAGCCGTGATGCTCTCCAACCCAACCGAATACACCGAGGCTTTGACTCGTGGTATTTTTAAACTCTAAGAAAAAGGACTAAATAATATGGCAACTAATATCGACGGCGGTGCAGTGCGCACCTTCACCTTTTCTGCTACTGCGATCTGTGCTTATCGCTTAGTGGAAATTCATACTGACGGAACGGCTCGTGCGGCTGTCTCTGGCTCGGCTCGTTGTGTCGGCTCCACCCTAACGGATGTGGCCGCCTCTGATGTCGGCTCAGTTAAACTCTTTTACCCAACCTTCTTCGCTAATTGCGAGACGGCTATTGCCATCGGAGGCTTGGTAGCCACGACTGGTTCTGGCCTCGTAACAACTGCCGGTGCCAATGTTGGCATCGTCGGAGTTGCCCTCGAAGGTGGAGCGGCTGATGCGGTTGTTGAAATCGCAGTTCCCCTCACCCAGTAATTTAACCTAACAAAGAAAGACTAAACTATATGGCATTTATTAACGGCGGGACAACGATTCGGGCAGACATCAACCAAGCGTTGATCGAAGCTCCTCAAGCGGATGTGGGTTTAATCGGAGCGCAACTCCTCCCTATTCAAAATGTTGATGCGAAATCGGGAACATATTTGAAGGTGCAGTTGGCGGCTGGTGAACTCCTCAGCAACAATGTTCTTAATCGTGAAAGCGGTTCGAGCTATAGCAGAGGAATTCGTTCTTTCAGCTCGGCAAATTATGTAACGAGCGAATTCGGACTTGAGGAACTCGTGCCGGATGATGCTTCCGCTGACTTAAACAGGTTTTTTTCGTATGAAAGCGAAACAGCGAAGTTCTTGCTTCGTCAGTTGAAGCTCTCGCACGAGAAGCGTGTTAATGATGTTGTGTGGGCGAGTTCGACTCCCTTCACTATTGCCGATCAAAGCCCTGCCGTTAACTACACACAAGCCCTTGTTGAAACTTGCGACATCGCTCGTGATGTAGCTACCGCCAAGCTCGCCCTCGCCCAGTATGGTTACGAAGCGAATTGCGTTGCGATGTCGGCCAATGTGTTTGAGTTGATCAGACGCTCGAAGCTCTTGCAGAATCAGTTCTTCGGAGTGATTTCTAGCACGGGTGCTCGCTTGCTCTCCGAAGCGGAGATTGCGGCGGCTCTCGGTGTGACGAACCTCCTCGTAGGTCGTGCGGCAATTAACACCGCTGGCAAGAACAAAACCTATAGCGGTTCGTTCGTTGTCTCCTCAGCGAAAATCGTGGTCGGACAAGTCTCCGGTGGTGAGTTCACCGCTGGTGGAATGGGACGCACCTTGGTTTGGACTGGCGATGCGGCTGGTGGATTCGTTTCAGAGAGCTATCGTGACGAAGCTCGCCGAAGCCAAGTGCTCCGGGTTCGTATGAATACGGACGAAGTTATCATTGATCCGAACGCCGCTGTTCGTATCACCACAAACTTCGCATAAAGATTGGTGGTTGATTCCCGAAATGGGGGGAGCGGGTGAAAGCCTACTCCCCCCTTTTCTTTTTAATTGACATCCCTATGACTTAAGAAATCCTTAACAACTGAAATCCCAAATGAAATATCCTCTTTCTGTCTATCTTATCGCTGGCAATGAAGAAAACTACATCCAGCGTTGCATTGAATCATTTAAGCCTATCTCAAAAGAAGTTGTTGTATGTATGGCTCGGGGGTCAGCTACGCCCGATAAGACGGAGGAGATCGCACTTTCTCTCGGTGCTAGAGTCGTTCATTACCAGAATAAAAGAACTGATTGGGAGCATATAGATGACTTCGCAACAGCTAGGAATACTGCGCTAGAGGCTTGTGAGTGTGAGTGGGCTTTGTGGGTGGATGCTGACGATGTAATGACAGAAGGCGGGGAGAGCGTGGTTGAGGAGGCTATTGCCCAAGCCATCGAGAAAGACGCCCACCTAGTAGCCTTAAAATATTGGGTTGAAAATGCTGGTTTATTACCCCTTCGTGAAGAAATTTCTAGGAAAGGAACTTGTTCTTGGAAGAACCGAGTTCACGAGATGCTTGTTACTAAAGAACCAAACAAGACGATTGGGGTTGATAAGATATTCCGCATCCATAAGCCAGACGGATATAAGTCTAAAAGTGCTGAAAGGAACTTCAACATATTAGCAGACTCGCTTTCAACCGCCCCTAATTCCCTTTACTACCAAGCCCAAGAATACTTTCTTTCTAATCAAGTCGAGAAGTGCATCGAGTCGAGCAAGAGGGCTTTAGTATTCCCAGAGCTAGAGGACACGCTTCGCTATGATGTGTTTTGCAATCTAGGGAGGATTGTTGCCGATAATGAAAGGCTCTCTTGGTTGGGGCAAGCGGTAGGGCTTCAACCCGACAGGCGAGAGGCTTATTTTTATATTGCAAACCATTGGGCAGGGAAAGGGAACTGGATAAAAACCTATGGAGCGGCAAGAGCGGCAATGACACTAGCTCGACCAAAGCTCCACTATTGGAATCTAGTTGAGGCAATTTACAACTGGCAAGCGATGGACATTTTCGAGACAGCTTCCGTATGTGTTGGAGAACTAGGTGAGGCAGAAAAGATTCGCAAGTTTCGACCCGCCCCCAAGATCAGCATTATTCACGCTACTAGAGGCAGACCTCAGATCGCTTGGCAAAGACGCTGGCAATGGCTTTCCTTGGCTGAGAAGCCCCTTGAGATTGAGTGGCTTTTTATGGTGGATGCAGATGAGAAAACCGACTACACCCCCCACCAAGGGATTCGATGCAACCCCGGTGGAATAGTTAACGCTTGGAACGCAGGGGCAAAAATAGCCAAGGGGGACATCATTATCCAAATGTCTGACGATTGGACTCCTCCGAGACATTGGGATGCCCTAATTTCGAACGCTATTGGGGACACAAAGGCTGAGAAGGTATTGGCAGTATCAGATGGGCTGAGAACAGATAAACTGCTTTGTATGGCGATTCTCACGAAAGATAGGCTAAAGAAACAGGGTCACATGTTCCACCCCGACTACCAAGAAAGCGATGGGCTTTATTCCGATAACGAGTTCACAGAGCTTGGATATTTAGACCAAGTTGTAATCGAGGCTCGACATATCCAATTCAAGCATGAGAATCCTATGTTTGCAGGGGGCAACCCAGACGAGCAACTTAAAAACCACAACAAGCCGGAGTTCTATGAAAAAGGAAAAGCAATCTATGAAAAGCGCAAAGCAAATAATTGGATGTAGAAAAGCCAAAAAGGGGGAGCTTGCCAAGGGTCTTGGTATGATTACATTCGGGAAGTCATATCCCTGCAAAACCAAGTTCGTTAATGTAGATATTAACTATGATGACAAGGCCAAGAAAGCACTATACGAAGCGGGGATGTTTGCCTTGAAACAAGACCAAGAAGCCGTCATCGAATATGTGATTAAGAAGGCATTGTTAGAGATGGCAAAATGCAAGAAATAACCATCAACGACTCATTCGGCCAAGCCCTCCAAAAATATAGCGAGGGGCTAGATGTAGGGCTAGAGATCGGTGGAGGAACAGGGGACGGCTCAACGCAATGTATTAGGACAAAGAGACTATTCAGCATCGAGAACCACCCAGACCGCATAGGCCGACACTCAATGAATCTATCCGCAAGGGGAGGAATCGCTATCAATGGAACGGCAACAATATCGAGCCTATGGGCAAACAAGAAAGATATTGAAGAGTTCTATCAAACCACAAAGACAACCCTCAACCAGTACCCACTAGAGCAAATCTTGGGCTGGCACAATGTTTCCCTTGAAATCGCTTACCAGTATAAGACCAGCGCAATCGAGGATATTCACTTCGAGCACAGCGTGGATTTTAACTTTGTTCTGATTGATGGGTGTGAGTTTTCTGGTGAATCAGAGCTTCGATGCGTAAGGCCATTCCTAGCAGAGAAAGCAATCATAGCCCTAGACGATATTAACGCCATGAAGAATTGGGCAAACTATCACAAGCTGAAACGATCTGCGGAGCTACTATGGGAGGATTGGTCTGTTCGTAATGGTGCGGCCATCTTTCGGCTATGATAGAACACATATACGAGGATGCGTGTTTTGGTGAACAATGGTTCACCTATCCGAATGTATATCGTCTAATGGTTGATAAGTGCGAACCAAGCGGAACGATTGTAGAGCTTGGAGCTTGGAAGGGAAGAAGCTCTGCATTTCTTGTTGTCGAGGCAAAGAACAAAAGCCCGAATATCAAAATAGAAATTGTAGATACTTGGTTGGGTTCAGAAGAACATACCGATGAAATGAAGGACAATCTATACGAAAAGTTTAAATCTAATATGGCAAGGCTGGATGGACTTTACGAAGAACACAGAATGACAACCAACGAGGCCGCATATCTATTCGAGGACAAATCTTTAGATGGGGTTTTTATTGATGCAAACCACACCTATGAGGCAGTAAAAAAAGATATTGCCGATTGGATGCCCAAGGTTCGCAAGGGCGGAGTCTTGGCTGGACATGATTACATCCAAACATTCGAGGGAGTTATTCAAGCCGTCAACGAGTCAATATCTGATTTTGTAACCATGGAACAATGTTGGGTAAAACTATGCTAACCATCTTCACCATTGTTCTTAATGGGATGCCCTATATCGAGAAGCATCTAGCAGAGTTTCAAAAGCTAAAAATCCCTTGGAGGTGGAACATCGTTGAAGGAGCAAGCGAGCCTCTAGGATGCACCCGCTGGTGTAAGCAAATCCCCGACAAATGGCATAAGGAGTTCAAGAGCATAGACGGAACGCACGAATATATTGAGAGCATCCAAGGGGATAACATCGTTGTTTATTCGCAGGGAAAACCATTCAGCGGGAAGCTAGAGATGATTCAACAAGCCCTTCAAGGAGTAGATTCTGGCGTGGTTATGGAGGTGGATTGCGACGAGATGTGGAGGGCAGACCAGATCGAGAAAATCTATGAGTGCCTAAAGGGAACAGAGGAAGGATGCACGATGCAGTTTCATTGCAATTTCTTTGTAGGAGAAAACAAAAAGATAGTGACTAGGAATGGATATAGCTCTAGCTGGTACGAATGGATGAGGGCTTGGAAGTGGGGCAAGGGTGTATGCTTTACTAGCCACGAGCCGCCACAGCTAAACATAAGGGCTAGATTAGTTCCAAGAGGAATCACGGAAACTTGGGGGCTAGTGTTCGATCACTATGCCTACGCCACGCAAAAGCAAGTTGAGTTTAAGGAGGATTTTTATGGATATAGGGGGCTGGTAGATGGCTGGAAAGAATTGCAAAAGACAAGTGGCCCTGTGCGATTAAATCAATTCTTCAATCATATTCAAGACAAGAGCGTGGCCGATGACGCATAATAAGCCAAAACTTTTCTTGTGTGGGTTGGCTAGGAACTGCGCTACATCACTCCTCTCAAACATCCCCTCCATCTTGTCGTTACGCCAAAACTGGGATTTATCTGGGGTAATCCTAGAAAACGAAAGCACAGACGATACGCCAAGGATTCTACAAGCCCTAGAAAAACTTTGCCCATCTATTCAGATTCACAACCCAAAACCAGAAGAAGGATTAACTAGGTACGAGAAGATGGCCTATCTTCGCAACGAGGCTTTAGTTATTGCAGAGGCAGAACAAGTGGATTGGGTATGCGTTGCCGACCTAGACCTATTTCAGTTTGTCGGGCTAGAGTCATATTTTCCAGAGAAGGAAGCGGAAGCCATTATGGGGCTTATGCCCAAGCCCTATGTTCCTTGGCATCCCGGCGAGGCAATTAAGTATATGAACAGAGAATGGGTCTATTACGATCTATTGGCAGTTGAGTTTAAGGATGGAACAAGACCTCATTGGATTGGTGATATGCAATACCCAGACACAAGGGATGAATTTAAGAAAGCAGACAAAAGTTCCGTGAGTGGTACGATGCCCTGCAATTCTGCCTTTGGAGGAATGGCCTTCTATAAGGCCAACAAAATAAGGGGCAAAAGATATACTGGAACAGATTGCGAGCATATTGCGTTTAATAAAAGCATCGGAGGCATTTACATAACAGACAAAGTTTTAGGAATATACGCTCCCTCTAATTGACACAAGCGATGAGTTTATGGCTGGAGCGATTGACACAACCTATTTCCTTTCCGATCTAAACGGAATGATTAAAGACTTGCACTCGTCCGTAACTGGATTGGGTTCTAACGCCGTGTCTGCCTCTGTAACTGATCTAACCACCGCAACAGACTTAGATATTGGTGGAGAGGTTCTAAGGATAACCCAGAGCCTAGTCGTTCCCGCCTCTTCTATTTCTGCTCCTACAATCGGGATGCTCTGCTCTGTTTCTGGCGTAGAACGAATGGTGGCGGGATTCTCCAAAAGTGTAGATGGAGTTTCCTTTACCCTCGAACTAGCCGACATAACAACCTAATGGCCTCTATCGAGCGAGAGATTGAGAACGGACTTCTCAACGCAGTTTCTGGCATCGGCGGCCTAAACTTCTTTACGAGTGAGAGGGGAACGGCTCGGACGATGCCCAACATTGTAGTTCAAGCGAGCATTGGAGGGGAAGAACTCGGCCCATTTACAGGCGTATTCAAAACCCCTGCCACCCTTACCTACACGGAAAGAGCCGACACAATCAGCCGAACGGCCTTTGATGCAAAGTTCTATGACATACTAGAACAGCTTTACCGATCACCCGACCTTGCTAGTTATATAACCACCGCCACTAATATAACTTGTTATGTGGCCAAGGTGACTAGCGAGGGAAATTCAGTTGTTGCTAATAACAGAACTTGGAACAGGGCTATAACGCTAGACATCATAGCAACTGCAAAGAAATGAACCAGACCCCCCAATTTAATGTAGAGGACGCTATCAGAGACTTGCTGACTGGCATCGCTGGGCTGAATGTCTATACCACAAACCGCACCGGACTTAGATTCTTTCCCTTTGCTACAATCTCTGCCTCTGTAAATGAGCAGATGCTAGGAAATTATACAGGCGTGTATGATATGAGCGTTGCGGTGAACTACTCCGACACGGCGGCCAAGATAAGCCAAGAGGATTTTGACGCTGAATACTGCTCGATCTTTGAGGCGTTCTATTCCGAAACACCCACCCTAGCCAGCAAGATACAGAACACAATTTTTGATACAAAGATTCACATGGCTAGAATCAGTAGCCAAAGCCCATCTATTCGAGCCAATAAAAGGGCATGGCAAAGGGGCTTGACCATTAGCGTTATCTGTACTCCATCAGAACTAGACGACGGAATCAGATTCCTCGACTTCTCAGAACAACGCAACTCAATGTATGTCGGTGTGATTTAACAAAGGAACTACCATATGGCCTTAGCAATTTTAGACGGAACGCAGACAGCAACCACCCTTTCAACCATCCTTTCTAGCGGTCAACACATTACCGCCCACACGGTTGTAAGTCTTGGAACGCAAGCAATCACGGATATGCAGAGTGCGGTGAGCGGAAGCGTTGTTTCTGTCTCCAACTTCCCAGCGTCCCAATCTACTACCTTTGGTGCAGTTACGGGAAGCATCTCAGTTCTTAACTTTCCCGCCTCACAATCCGTAACCTTCGGAGCTGTCACAGGTAGCGTCTCTGTTCTAAACTTTCCAGCTTCCCAAGCCGTCACCTTTACTGATGCATCCCTAACCAATACCCAACTCCGAGCAAGTGCAGTTACCGTGGGCGGGACGGTCACGGTGGGGAACAGTCTAACGATCAGCTCCCTCCCCGCCATCTCTGGCACGGTCACGGCAAATCTTGCTAACGCAGTAGTCATTCGAGTTGATGCTGTTCAAGATGGTGATGGAACGACTTTTGGAATTGATCGTAATTTCCCAGTCGATATTATTTCTGCCATCCCCGCTGGTACAAACCGCATCGGAGTGGTGACGATTGGAGCAGGGACAGTAACCATCGGAGCAGGGACGGCACAGATCGGAAGCGTCACGGCCAGCATCTCTGGCACGGTTCCCATCAGCATCTCCTCCGTCACGGTTGGCAATTCTGTAACAATCGGCTCGCTCCCTGCGATTAGTGGCACGGTGACGGCGAATGTGTTTGGGACAAATGGAATAGCGCAAATACCGCTACAAATGGCCTCCGATGATGAGGCTTTTACAAACGGAAATAGGCTCGCTGTATCAATAGTTAATAATGAAGGACAAGAATACACAACACCCCTCCCCATCTCTGGCACGGTCACCGCCAACACCTTCGCCTTGCAAGGCACCTCCGTCACCACCTCTAACTTTACCAGCACCACCGCTTCTACCGTGCTCGCTAACTACAATGCGACAAGGGAAGTGCTGACGATTTTCAACGAGGGGGCAGGTAATTTACATATCGCACCCGGAGCCACCTGCACCACCATCGCCTATCAGGTGCGCCTATCGGCGGGAGATTATTACGAAGTGCCAAATCATCAGACCACTATCACGCACTCGGCAGTATTTGCTACCGCTGGCACGGCTAGGATTTGCCAACTTAGTTAAGGAGTAGGCGATGCCTCTTTATCGTAGGCAAGTAATCAAGCCAACGGCAGACTTAGACGCTGTTGCCTACATTGGAAGAGCTGGAATTACGGATGTAGTGGCACAAAATGCGATTAATGATTTTGTTTTGGGCGTTAAGAATCTCGGCCTGTGGAGCAGTATGGTGTGTTGGCCTCTCCGCTCTACCCAAAACATCGCAAGCGGAAATACGGTTTATAGTTTGGGCGGCTTGCAAATATCAAATGCGACAAAAGTCGGTGGAACTTGGGGAACGGATGGGATTTTCTTTTCTGGTGCAGCAGAATATATGTCTAGTGATATGACTAATGTTCCAAAGGATGTTACCATATTTCTTTCAGGAAAAGGAAACGGAAGTGGTTATTCTATTTTTCCCTGCATCGCTGGAATCAATAATCCTGCTGGGCATGCGACATCAGCAATATATTTAGGAAACTCCGCAAGCGGAGGAAACGCATCTCTTTGCAATAGCCAACCGATTGGATTCTTG